TAGAGCTGGTCGAGGGTGCGTTGCTGGTAGTCACGGAGTTTCATTTAATAAACCCCATGCTGTTGCAGCCACTGCTGGAACTTGCCCGTTTCCAATGGCTTTAAGTCGGTCCACCCTAGCGGCCACCCCATGAGCCACTCGACCCACGTCGGGTTCAGTTGCCCACCACTCACCGTCATGGTCAGCGTGACTTGTTTCCCAGTGGATATTCGTTTTGCAATCGATGGCGTGTCGGCGTTGCCCCGATTTCTGTTGTCGCTGGCTTGCGGCGTCGGCCACAACAGATAGCTGCGCGCTGGCCATCCGCCGCTCCGCATGTGGTGTGCCTTGGTGTTGCTCGCTAGCGGCGTGGGCAACAATCCAGATTCGGTCGCGCTTGTGGGGCGCACCAACGTCTGCCGCTGATACAACTCCCCAGTCCGCATCAAACCCCATCTCGGCAAGGTCGGCGAGGACTCGGTCGAGTCCGCGAAGAGCGAGCATTGGGCTGTTTTCAATGTATGCGTACTGGGGTCGTACCTCCCCAATGATTCGCGCCATGTGCTTCCACAATCCGCTGCGCTCGCCGTCGATTCCGGCGCCTCGTCCTGCTGAACTGATGTCTTGGCAGGGAAACCCGCCAGAAACCACGTCAACAATTCCTCGCCACGGTCGCCCGTCAAAGGTTTGAACGTCATCCCAAATCGGGAAAGGCGGGAGAATTTGGTCATTTTGTCGGGCGCACAAAACGCTTGCGGGATAGGGCTCCCATTCAACGGCGCAAACGGTTCGCCATCCGAGCAGGTGGCCGCCGAGTATGCCTCCACCAGCGCCTGCGAATAAAGCCAGCTCATTTTTTTTCATCCTACTATCCGTCCGTCAAATTCTTGACGCATTGCTACCATTGCCTCGCTCGGCTTTGCGCAAGCCTGCGGGTTAGCGATTAACTCTTTCGAGCCGTAGACGCCATCGCCCGCCTCGCCATTCCGCACGGCCACCCCGTCGATTAGGTAAGTCGCTTCAGTGTCTGAGCCGGACGCCATCATCCACGGCACTAAATCCGGGTGCAGCACATGAACTTCACAACCGATTTTCTGAAACTCCACCGGTATCTCGTTGTTTTCGTGCCGGCCACATGTCAAAGCACCATTGTCGGCAGCGGTGGAGTGCGCGCAGGTGCGGCAGTTGACCTGCTGGGTGGGTTTCTTGGCGTGGCACATGTCGAACGCCGGGCACCACTTGCACTGGTACCAGCTAGGATCTGTGCTGACGCCTGGCGGTATCCTATCCGCACGGACAATTCGATTGGCTTTGTCCAACAAATCGTTAGCCGCTGCCGCATCAAACCGCACCCGTTCGGTATAAACGCGGTCATCATCCTTGCAAACCGCGTAATACAGCGCCCGGTCAATACCGGTGCCTAGCATGTAAAGCTGGCACTGCGCCCAGTGCATTGACTTGCTCTTGAGCAGACCGTCCTTCACCAAGGCGTCAAACGATTTTTTGCTGTGCGTCTTAATTTCGAGCACATGCTGCTTGCGCTCATAACCCGGCAGGCCGGACGTGATGATGCCGTCAAGGCTCCCGCCAACATGTGGCGCTAACTCAACCCGGCGCTGATTGTGCTGGCCGCCATAGCTAATGGCGCAGCCAGCGGCGAGCAGGTCGTCAATAACGGTAGCCTCCTCATTCTGCCCACGCCGGAACAGGCGCAGCAGGCGGCCTGAGTGCTTTTCGATAACCGCCCACCGGAACGATAGCCACAGCCAGCGTTCGCAGTGGTGACCGATGACCGAGCAGCCTAGATGCTGACGCGGGCCTTCCTGCTTGGCTTCGTGGGCATGGTCGATTGCGGCGACTATGCCGGCGTTCGGATCTTCGATAGCGGTCATCGCGGCAATCTCCACGCCGCTTCAAAGCCAGCCTTGTAACCGGCGTTGTACGCATCGGCGACGTCAACGTGATGGCCTTCGCACTCTTCAAGCAGCGTTTCAATTTCATCAATTACCACGCTTTGGAGGTTGTATATCCCCAAAACGTATTTTTTCAGCCTATCTAATGCGCTCATTTCTTATCTCCGTAGTTTTTTACCGGGGCAACTTCCACGCCGCTTCAAAGCCAGCCTTGTAGCCGCTGCGATAGTTGTCAGCGGCAGCATTCTCGCGCTCAACCTGCGCCGCATTGGCGGCCTTACGCGCCTCAAATTCTGCATCAAGGCGCGCTGATTCTGCGCGATGCATAGCATCTTCTAACGCCCACAATTCGCGGCGACGGAAACTTAGCAGGGCTTCTTTAAGTTCTTGGTTCATATTTGCTGTCTCAGTTAGGTGCCCGAAGGCACCTGGTTGATTGACTGACTACTTGGGCCGTTTTACTTGGGCCAAACTGGCCCAAGCGGGGTAAGCATTTGGCCCAAGTAGATGTGTTAGGCCCTTATTTCCAAGGTGCGTTCGCGGCCACCTTCGGCGCTGGCGCTGGCGCGCTATGGTTTGAGGCGCGGAAGCCTTTCACCTCGTTGCTGACACCCCACTGCGGGTCATCCCGCACGGACAACTTAATCTCGAGCACCCCGCCGACAAGCTGGTCGGTGTCTTGGATCGTGGCCAGCCCAATCGCCCGCATCAGTTCCCCGAGCTGCTGCCGGCCTATCTCTTGAGCTTTTTCTGAGCTGTTGCGGGTGTTCAGGTTAGAAAAAACCACTCGGTTGGCGTGCTCGCCGCCCACAAGGTCGTAGCGCACCTTGATGTATTGGCCGTTTCCCGCCTTGGTCTGCTTGACCTCGGCGCTGTGGATGGTGCTGAGATACCAGCCAGCGGGCAGCGGCTGGAATTCGGTACGGCCAGCAGGTGCATCAGCCGCGTTGAATGTTTCGATAAATGACATGTCTAAACCCTCTCGGTTATTTTAAAAGTAGCCCGGTTAGGGCTAACGGTTATCGCTTTCGAGAATTCGAAAGCAATTTTCGGATCTAACTCTTTCCACGCCTTTGCGTTAATGCTGGCCTCCCAGCGAAAAATCAGTGGCAGCAAAGCTTGGTGACCGTTCTCGGCTGCGATCACCGTGACCATCTCATGGTCAACCTTCTTGCCCAGCCGCCCTTGGACCTGCATGGCATACCGGCCCACATCGTAGTGATGCACGCCTTCCGTGCCGGACTCAAAGCCAATGGCCTTGAGCATCCTGTCCTCAGCCACCCGCCGGGTGGTGACCGCTATAGCCTCAGCAGCCTTCGCGGCCAGCCACTCAGCGGCCAGCATTTCCAATCTGTCGATCATGGCGTCCCCCGTATTTTCTTAATCATCGCGCCCAAGTCAGGCGGTTCGAGCCGGTCTAGGCGACCTGAGCGGTCCTTGGCTAACCACAGGCTGTCTGGCTGGCAAAGCAATTCCCGGCGCAGCACGCCTTCTGCGTTTTTCTCAATCCGCAGGGCTAGCACCTCGTCAAAAAAGTACGGCAAACTTTGCGACAACTTTTGCCCTGGCATACCGGGACTGTATGTAATCCGGCCCAGTTCGTCAGCGCCCTTGTCTAGTTTGGCGATGAGGAGCACGTGCAAAGGCAGGTCGCGAAAAGCGCGGATAACCTCGCTCATGACCGTCCCCAACTGGCCGTAGGCCGCACGCCCGTCCTTAGTCTTAAGCTGCTCCTCACCTAAGCAAACTTCAGCTATCTCGCTGATACTGTCTAATGCGATAGACTCAAAATGCTTGGCTTCCTGCGAACTCACAAGCCACTTGTAGGCATCTCTAAGGTCGCTGACGCTGTTTATCTCCAGATAATTTAAATCAGTAGCCTGCAACGACAGCAACCCGCTCTCGGCGCTCAGAATCAGGGGCGTGGGCATGCCCGCAATAAGCGTCGTTTTCCCGGTGCCAGCGGCACCGTAGACCAAGGTTTTCACGCCAGCCGGGGCTATGCCGCTGGTCGATTTGAGGTTAACGCTCATACTTAACGTTCCTCAACGCATAACCCGCCGCTCGCAGCTCGCGCAATTCAATGTGCGCGTCGTTGCCCCTGACCTCTTCCCACGCGTTTATTGCATCGTCAATCTTGTCAAAAAGGATGCCAATGCCAGTCACCACCTCATCGGATGCCACTTCAGCGGCCAGCAGATTAGCCGCTCCCAAGCGGGCTAGTGCTTCGGCGCTCATAGCAGCGCCTCCAAGCGGCTGGTTGCTTCTTCGTCAAATGGGGCTAGCAAGGCCCAAAGCTTGCGGGCTGTGGCTTCCGCCTCGCAGGCCGCGTCCCAGACAACGCCTGCGGCGTCCCACGCCTGCATGTATTCTTGGATGGCGTCCTCATAAGTTCGACGATCGAGCCCGCCAGCCGCTTCAGCGCGCCGCACCGCGTCGTATGGGCCTTTGGACGCCTTAAGGCGGGCAATAATTTTGTCGTAGCTCATAACGCCACCGCCCGGAGGCACTTGCCGGAGTACCGGTACTCGCCAATCGTCTTGAGCCAAGCGCCGTTGATGACCTCCTTGTCCACATGGAGGGTGTAATGCCCACCGCGTTGGCACGCCCACCGCTTGGCCTTGGCCAAGCTGGCGGCATCTCGGTCTTTCACGCCCCAAGGGGCGTAGAAAGTCGTGGTATCAAACTCGCAACCCTGCGAGTTAATGAGTGTCGCGCTGATAATCATGGGCTGCTCCCTATTATTGTTGGCCGGGGACAAACCCGGCGTGACGGAAGATGTTCTTTTTCAAAACCGAACCATCGGCCTGCGCTTCCTCAACGCTTTCGCGCCGGGAGAAAGCGTAAACGGCCCGGACCCCCCGGCCCAACAGGGCTTCTTCCAACGCCCCCATCAAATAGGGAGCGCCCCCGATCATTGCCACCGGGTTCTGAGGGCGCGGCTTAACGCCACTCAGGACTTCATCGACCAGCCAGCCAATGGCGCTGGCTATCTGGCGAACGTCCTGCCGACTTGGCAAATCTTCAAAGGTCAGCAGCTTCTTGAGATAATGAAGCTGCTGACCTTCCGCAAGGTCAACGACCCCTGCGGCCAATTGATCCGGCGTGGCCGGGTGCTGTGTGAGATTTAGAATCATCTGTCGTCTCCCTTGGCCTGTTCGGCCGTTTGGAACATTTCTCGGATAAGGTCATTGGCCTCGTCAATGAAGACGAGGGCCTGCCAAATCGGCAGGGCCTGTTCGATGGGCAGCGAAAGGCTGCCCTGAAAAAATTCGTAAGCGGCGTGCCAAGCCACCGTGTAGGCAGCTTGGCTCTGCGCGCGGGCGGCATCAAGGTCGGCCAATATTTGATCAAGGATCATCTGTCTTCTCCCTTAGTTGCGCCGGTCAAGGATCTGCTCGGCGTTCGAGAATCATGCGCCCTCGAAAATTACTTTGCAACAGTTTTTTACGCTCAATTGAAAAAAGATTGCACGCGCATAAAAAAAGATTAGGCTAGGCGCTCAATTCAATCGTTTGGAGCAAACATCATGACCCTCGATCAGATTCGTTTGGCGCTGGCAGACCGCAATGCGTCAGCAGTTGCGCGCAGTTGCGGCCTTGGAGTAAGAAAAATTCTGGCTGTGCAGGCTGGGCGTGGGAACCCGTCCTATGCGACGGTTATTAGGATTATCAAATACTTGGAGGAAAAAGAGCATGACGCCGCTTGATGCGGCGCTTAGATATGCGTCGTGGGGCTGGGCGGTGCTTCCGATCCAACCTAATAGCAAGCTCCCGGCATCGGCACATGGGGTCAAGGACGCCTCCACTGACCCCGTGCAAATTAGGCAATGGTTTGAGGGTCGGGATGATCTAAATCTGGCAGTCGCGGCAGGCAGGGCAAGTAATTTAACGGTATTCGACGTGGACCCCCGCAATTCCGGGGACGCCTCGTGGGCCACTTGGCTTGTGATGCATGGGGGCCATAATGATGGCCCACATCAACTGACAGCCGGTGGGGGGTCGCACTTTCTGGCCCAGTACGATCCCACCTGGCGCTCTAGCAAGCTAGCCCAAGGCGTGGACCTGCTCAGCGATGGCCGGTATTTTTTGGTGTACCCCAGCCAGATTGGGGGCAAAAAATATGAATGGGAGGCAAGCTCAGATCCCAGCGATGGCATCGCGCCCTTCAAAATCCCGCCAGCTTGGTCAGCGGCCTACGCCGCGCAAGCGGCTAAAAAGCCTGCAAGCACGGGTGATGGGGGCGGGTTGTTGCCGGTTGGGAGCCGCAATGCTGGCCTAGCAGCCCTCGCGGGCGCAATGCGGCATCATGGGATGGGACAGGCTGAGATATTGGCGGCCTTGAGCGTGGCCAACGAGCTTAGATGTAATCCGCCCCTACCCTCGAGCGAGCTGTCGCAAATTGTTGATTCTATTTCAAAATATGCTGCAGACACCGACACCGCACTGGCTGCAGCAATCGGCGATGCCGCAGCAGAGGCTTTATCCATCAAGCCGCCCCCCAGTGACTATCACCTGGAGCAAGCGAGTGGCTACCTTGACCAAAGCGCACCCGCCCGCTGGCTTGTGCGATCGTGGGTGCCTGAGTCTGGGCTATCCATGATCTATGGAGATTCTGGCACCGGTAAATCGTTTTTAGCAATTGACTTAGCCTGTTGCATCGCCACGGGGCGCGCATGGCACGGGCATAAGGTTTCGGGTGCTGGCAAGTCAGTTGTGTATCTTGCCGGCGAGGGTAATTTCGGCCTACGCGCTCGCGTTAAAGCTTGGCACGAGGCTAACGGTCGGCCCGATGGCTTGCAGCGATTGCTGATCAGTAATCGTGCGATTGACCTAGACTCCGGCCCACAGGCCGCAGCGGATGTGCTACGCGCAATCAAGGCGATGGTAGACGAGTCAACGGGGGTCGCCTGGGTCCTGCTTGATACCCTTAATGCTCATATGGGTGGTGACGAAAACAGCGCCAGAGATGCACGGGCAATCTTGAGCGCCGGGTCAGTTGTCGGGCGAGCGTATGAGTGTTCGGTCACTTTCGTTCACCACACGGGGTTAGCCGCATCGCAACGTGCGCGAGGATCCTCAGCTTTCCGGGCTGCGATGGACTATGCAGTCCTCCTCACGGCAGACGATGGCGAGATTATTTTAAGTGTGACCAAAGCAAAAGACTCAGAGCCGCCCCAGCCGCTCGCCTGCAGATTGCAACGGGTCACCCTCAGCGGGTGGCTTGATGAGGACGGGGAGGGGGTTTCGGGAGCTGTGTTTGTGGTGGACGGGCATGCTGAGAGCACGAAAAAGGCGACCAAGCCTAAACCACCATCCAAGCACGCGAAAAACCTATTGCTGCTCGAAGCAGCGTGGCGAGCTGGTGGCTGCGCACTGGGGGCCGATGGGCGGGCGATTGTGCCTAGGCAGGCGATGATCAATACGCTGCTGGCGGAAGAATATTCCGCACGCTCAGCTAGCGAAATGGTTAAAAAATCCGGGTCGCTATCTAGCGCACTGGTGGCGGCTCAGAAGATCGAGCTGGGGGGTGGTTTCTGGACGGTTTGCGATGTTGGATTAGCAGGATCGTGGGCGTTGCAGTTAGGTAAAAAAAATGACGTTCAGTGATGCGCAATAGAATTTTATTGCGCGCAATTGGATATCTTGCGAGGGGGGGCAAAGGCGATGGCGCACGCGCAATACACGCCCCCTTCTATAGAAGGGCGTATTGCGTTGCGTCGTTGCGCGACAGTTTATGCGTTAAAAACGCAACGAAATACATGATGTATTTTTAAATCGTTGCGCTAGCAGTCAAAAAAAAAGCCCCTGGGGAAGGGCTTAAAGTTTAGGGGGCGAGGATGGCTAGTGCAGGAAATAGTAGGCGATTGGCATCATCAGGTAGGTGATGAAATGTCGCATTGGCCGATAGTTGCGTGCATGGCGTATTCGGTGTCGAAGACGGTATAGGTTGGTTTGTTCATGTCATGTCCTCAAATTTGACCAGCTCCGGATCGAGCTGGTCGTGGTTGGTTTAGTGGTTATCGATTACCACGTCACGCGCCGCACGGTTGGTGCGCCCTAGTGGGGACCATCCGTTGCAGTACTGGCAAACCTTGCACGTGGTTTTGTTGCCAGCTTCCGAACTGGCCGGGCAGACAATTTCACCCGGCAAAACCGGGTCGATTGCAGATTTAACCCGGAAGGTGCGCCAACCTTTGGCCTTGGCTTGTTCGCGCTCGAGGGGCGAATCGACGCTGGCCATCGCAAATTTTGTTAGGCCGCGTGCTTGGTGCAAGTGCCACTGATGGCTGTAGCCGGTGCGGCCCGATGCGAGCTTGTAAACGTCCCGCCACAACCGGGCCGGTGCGGCACACGGGTCACCGTATGCGCCGGCGCGCACAATTTTACCGGCCATCAATGCGCCGATGGCTGCAGCGTCGCCGCTGATATCGATATACTTGCCAGCGAGGTAGGCGCGCATGATTGCGCGGGGAGCCTTGCTCAATTCAACGTAACATTCTGCCGCAGGCTTGCGGCCGGCTGCCTTGGCTTTTTTGCGCATAGTTTCACTATGCGGGCATTTTCCGCACACGCTGCCATCCGCGCCAGATTGCGAATTTTCCATGGGAGTCTTGCCGTTGTCGGCAAGAATCCAAGTCTGGACCACCGGGCCTGTCTTCCCGTTTTTGGACGGACGTTTGATGCCAGTGGCAATGACTACGATGGGACTTCCATCTAGCATGCTTGGGCCTTTGTATATGATGTGGCTCATTTTTTTCTCTCCAGTTTGCCCCCCGAGGGGGGCGGTTTGGTTTTAGATATTCTGCAGGCCAGCGGCCCGCAGGATGGCGTGTTCGGCGCTGCTAAGAGTCAGGCCGCTCATCGGATGTTTCCAAAGGTGTCTGCGGATACGCGCTAGGTTCTCGGCGGAAGGGTCGGCTATGTAACGGGCTACGAGTTTTTCCATGCTTGCTTCACTCTCTTTAGTGGCGGTCGGAAATCCGGTCGCATTTGGGGACCATACTCTTATGAGTGGTGGTGTCAAGCGGTTTGCGCAAATTATTTTGCGTTGTTGCTTGCTTTGATTTTGGTGGGTGTTGGGGGATAAAATTCATGCTCCCCTCAATACAAGGTGTCACTCATGCAACTAGCACACGCACCCACGCCTGCGACACGTGAGCTTGTGGCGCGATGTAGCGGCTTAGGACTGCCGCACGAGAGCATCGCGCACCTCGTGGACGGCATCGACGACAAGACGCTGCGCAAGCACTATCGGGCTGAGTTGGATGTTGGACGCGCTAAGGCTCACTTAGCCGTGGCTGCAACTCTCTATGACAAGGCTCTGACGGGCGACACTGGGGCGATGGTTTGGTACACGAAATGTCAGATGCGATGGTCGCCGCCCCCTGCCTTGATCGAAGTGTCGGGGCTGATCAGCATCAGCGCAGCCTTGGCTGACGCTACCGGCCGCATCGCCAGCGACGCGATCGACGGTGAGTGCGAGGATGTGCCTGAGCCTGCCGACTAGGCATCGCCCAGGTAGATGTTATGTTATAACGTAACATGAAGAATGCTAGCAATATCAATGACTTAGCGAGCGCCAGAGTGAGCTAGCGCAGTGCAGCAAGAGGCAGGGGGGTAGGGCCTTGGCAGGGCCGTGACTGTTACAGGAGATCTCGAGCACGATTTTTTTTTTTAAATTCGATACACTAAAAAAATGCCAACTAACAACCTAGCGCCAAAAGCCAAAAACAAATTAGGCTACGCCAGTTCGATTCCGCCCAACATGGCTGAGCAATTTGGCGCTGCGGTGTCGCCCTATCTGCAAAGCGTGCAAGGGCTGTTCCCGCCAACCAACCCTTACGGGCAGGCAATGAGTAATTTCCTGCTAGGCCAAGCCCCGCAGGCAGCCCAACAGATGGCCGCTGGCTATCCTAACGTGCTGTTCAACACCAGCAACCCGTTAGGCGGTAACCGACTGGTTAACCCGGCGGCGCTGGACATGCTAGGCGCGCTCCCAGTGGCCACGGCGCTAAAGGGCGCGGGCTTAGCGAAAGGTGGGGTGGCTGCGACGTTTGCCGGCGCTAGGGCTAGGACTGCCGATCATGCCGCACTGGCGCTGGCCGAGAAGATGAAAGCCGCGGGTGTGGCCGATGAGGAGATTCACAAGGCGACTGGTTGGTTCTTTGGAAGTGCTGATGGGAAGCCGAGGTTTGAGATACCGGATGATCAGGCGCGACTTTTTATAAATCCTGCGCCAGACAGGTTAGGCAATGTTTACGACCATGAAGAGCTTTATGGCGCATATCCTGATACGCAAGGATTACATTACTCGGCGAACATTGATCCTATGCTTTTCAGCCCGAGCGGATCGTTTACCAATACCCTGATCAATGGCGTCCAACACGGCGGCCAAATCAAAGTTAAGGCATCCGGCATAAGGCCAGCCGAATCCACCACCCTCCACGAAATCCAGCACGCCATCCAGCAGCGCGAGGGATTTGCTAGGGGTGGGAGTCCTGAAGGATTGCCCGAGGCATTGCAAAACGACGCCAAGTCACTTAGGAAGCAAGCCAGACAGCTATTAGACCAAGGCAATCGGCCTGAAGCACTGGCGTTAGAAAAACAAGCGAGACAACTTGACAGCCAAATTGTTTGGGGTACTCATGCGCCGCAGGAGTTATACCGCCGCCTAGCCGGCGAATCCGAAGCCCGCCTAACTCAAGCCCGCATGGACATGACTGGCCCAGAGCGCGCCGCAAGCTATCCGCCGAACATGTACGACGTGCCGGTGAGTGACCAGATCGTGCGGTATGGGGAAGGGCCGGCGCTGGCTACTACATGGCACGGCTCGCCGCACTTATTCCCACCTACCCCCCTAAATGACCTCGGCGAGTTCAATGCTGCCAAGATAGGCACGGGCGAGGGCGCGCAGGCGTACGGGCATGGCCACTATACGGCGGAGGCGCGGGGGACGGGGGAGGGGTATCAAAATAGGTTGTCGCAAGGGCGACCGCCATCACACGAATTTAAAGAAATAACCGGGCATTCGCTTGGTGAAGCGGGTGTTAAAGACTTGCTCCCCGTTACGGATTTAGCCGGGGCCAACGCGGCCCGAGCAAAGTCTCAGTGGTTAGCGCAGTACACCGCACAGGAACTTCTAGACTTTGCTCCCGTGGCTCGGCAAGTAACTACAAATCCGGGATCCGGTAGCCTCTACAAAGTAGACATCCCCGACGAGCACATAGCCAAAATGCTGGACTGGGATAAGCCGTTGAGGCAGCAACCGGAAGAAATAAGAAAAATACTAGAAAAAGTAGCCCCTTCGGTAAAGACTGTAGACACGATGAGCCGCGAAGAACTGATCAACACACTGCAATATATTGACCGCAATGGGTCATATACCGACGAGATGATGATCAATGAATTTGGGCGGCCTGCTACGCTTGATGAGTTGCGCGAATCTGCAAAGATGATGGACGTAGATGAATACCTTGCCGAAAACATGGCGTCCGATAAACATGCAACAGGGCAAAGCATATATAAACAATTAGTTGCAAAGTTTGGCGGCGGGGCGAATCAATCGACGGCGGCCGGGCAGGCAAAAGCATCAGAACTGCTTCAAAAAGCCGGCATCCCCGGCGTTCGCTACCTAGACGCTGGTTCACGCGGGGCAGAAGGCGGCACGTCCAACTTCGTTGTCTTCCCCGGCAACGAGCACATGATGACCATCTTGGAACGCAACGGGCAGGCTATGTCCCCCGAGTCCCAAGCCATTGCCCGCTACCGCGAGGTCAAAGGGCCTAAGTCAGTGGTCAGGATGGAAGCAGCACTTCGCACAGCCGGTGTGCCACTGCCCAAGAACGAACCGGTGACGTACATTCAGCGTCTTGTCGATCGAGCGCATCGGAGGAATTAGGCTTATAGTATCGAAGCCCCCAAGCGCGTTAACGCTTGAGAGCTTCTAACCATTAACGAAGTGAGGTTCGCAAATGTCTGAGAATATTTTAACCCAAGAACGCCTGAAAGAGCTATTGAGCTACGACCCGGAGACTGGGGTGTTTGTGTGGGTAAAAAAACCGTCAACAAAAGTCAAAATTGGGTCTGTTGCAGGATTTAACAGCTACGGCTATCGACGCATTCAAATTGGAGGCGCCGCATTTTGTTTGCACAGATTAGCATGGTTATTTATGACTGGGGCATTCCCGCCAAATGACATTGACCACATCAATATGGATAAAGCAGACAATAGGTTTGTTAATTTGCGCGCTGTAACTCGAAGTGAAAACATGCACAACATTGAAAAACAAAAAAACAACACTTCTGGGTTTAAGGGGGTAAGTTATTTTAAAAGAAGCAAAAAATGGCGCGCTGACATACGCATTAATAATGTTCAAAAGCACCTTGGAAGCTTTCCAACCCCTGAAGATGCCAGCGTTGCCTATCTAGCTGCCCAGCGCATCTACCACCCAACCTGCCCAATTTAAACCAACGGAGAATTTATGGAACAAATTAAAAAAATTATAAGCATGTGTCCAGCTCCGCCGGGATGGATGGCTCAT